GATATAGATCGTCAAATTGGAGGTCTATATATTATATCGGCATTATGTCATCTTGTTAATTCAGCAGGAACTTATACTAAATTAAACCTAGTAAGAGATTCTGTTGGCAGAACAGGAAAAGCGAAGGATCCTACATCTCAATCAGGAAAACCTGCAACTCCCACGTCTATTCCTGGTGTGCAACCTTCTGTTCAGAGAAAATCATTTAGTAGCACATCAACATTTTAATAAAACCTATGGAAAGTATCGAGAAGCATATTGAAAAGGATAAAGAAATCCTTCAAGACCCTACAACTAATCCACAAATGCGTCGTCATATCGAAGGCGAACTGCATGAGCTAGAAGAATATGTAGAACATCATAAAAAAGAAATCGAAGATGGTGATCATCACGATCCCTCCTACTTAGAACTTTACTGCGATCAGAATCCCTCTGAACCTGAGTGCTTGGTATACGACGACTAATGACACTAGAAACAGGATCTCTATTTAATTCTGGTTTTTTAGGCAATCAATTCTCTTGGTGGGTTGGTCAGGTTGCTGACGATTCTGAGTGGAGAGACAATCTTCTGCCTGGAAAATTTGAGGATGCTAATAGTATTCCTGGTTGGGGATTTAGATACAAAGTTCGTATCATGGGTCTCCATGATAAGGAAGAAGAATCTATTTCATCAGATCAGTTGCCTTGGGCAACTCTTATGTATCCAATCACTGCTGGTGGTGGACAGACGAATTCAAGTACAACTCCTGCAATCAGACAGGGTAATTTTGTTTTTGGATTTTTCATGGATGGACAGGACCAGCAGGTTCCTGTCATCATGGGTATTTTGGGTAACAATGCCCAGACCCCAATGGCAACTAAGGTTGGGCAGACGGATACTAACTTTTCTGCGACGAGTGGATATGCAGATGGAAAAAATCCACCTCTAGGAAATGCCAAACCAACTGCTCCTGATGAGGGATTAGTTACTAAAAAACCATCAAATCCTCAACTAGCACAAGCACTTGCACCACCGCCACCAGGCACTAAGGTTAATAAATTTGGACTGAGACCTGATCAACCTCTTAGTGCAATTCCGGATGGATTACAGGTTGCAAATGAAGCAAGAGAGAAAGCAAGAAACGAAGGTAAGTCTGTTCAGGAAGTAGAAGAAGCCGCAATGCAAGCGGTGGCAGATCATGTTAAAAATTTAAGAAGACAGCAACAATCTCCAACTACACCAAACACAGGTAATCCTACAAAAGAAAATCCAGATCCTCATCAATTATCTGCTGCTGATGTAAAACGTGAGACTAAACTAAAAGAATGTATTGTCGTAATGAAACCCGATGATATAGTTGGATCTGCCCTTAAAGCAATTCAAACAGTTCTTAATACCGTAACTGAAAAAATTAATTCATATCTCTCTGCAATATCAAGTTACATTGATGCTGTATCAAATACGATTTCAGACATACAAAAACTGATCAGTAATGCTGCCTGTCAGATTGCAAAGTATATGAAGATACTCTTTGATAAAGTCATGGAGTATGTATTGAAAGTTCTGAACAAAGCAATGACTAAGGTAGTTGCTGCGGTGCCAACTCATATGAGATCTATGATGGCTGACATCAAAGAAAAACTGACAGAACTTATTTTGTGTTTGTATGGTAAACTTACAAATAATATATGTGGATTAATTCAAGGTATTCTTGACGACCTTCTAAATTTTGATGATGCTGAGAGAAAGGCAAGAGAAAATGTAGACAATGTTCAGAATGATGAAATCAAAAGACAACCTTTTGTTGCTAGTTGTACGGCAGAAGATGTAGTTGGTCAAGCATTATATGCTAGTAAAACTGAAATTGATAGTGCAAATAATAATTTGGTTGATAATGTGAATGCCTTTTTAGATGACATTCAAAAAGAACTTGCCGGAGTTAGTGGTGCATTATCAGATATTCAATCTCTGATTGGTGGTATCGGTGGCAGTATCACAGCTGCACTATCGTTCAGTAATATTTCCCTGAATGTTTTTGGTTGTGAGTTATCACCAAACATTGCAGTCTCTGATAGTTATTGTCTGTCTCATGGAGGATCTGCAAAACCAGATACTTCACTACCAAGTGCCAAGTCGGTAGAAAATGCGACTAACAGAGAGAATGAAACTGCAAAGGGTAGACCACAAGAAACAGCATTTGCAGAACCACCTCCACAGACAGCAGATATTGATTTGAGAGATGGTTGATAAATATAAAGTATGAAGACAAAGTTTAGTCAATAATGTCATTCGATCTTTTCGGACCAGCAACGAGATGTGATATTAGGCTCGGATATATCGATCCTAATCAGGGGTTTGTTGATGGCCTGACTCTTAATGATGCTAATAAATATGCCAAGTTAAATCCTGGAACTACTTTTATTTTTAGAACCAGAGATAGAATTAGATTTTTAAGAATTAATGAAGTTAATAAGTTAACTGGAGATGATCTCACCCCGGATTCCTCTGCAGATGGAAGTGATGGTTGTCAAGGTATAACTGGACTTGATATCTATGATGATGATAAAAATATAAAACCTGAGGTATTTGTAGAGAGAAATCCTAGGGTTAGATTTTCTGGCGGTGGAGGCATTGGGGCAAAAGGTAATCCTGTTTTTGGTGATGATGGTAGCCTTCTTGCCGTTGATGTAATTGATGGTGGATGGGGATACCAATATGCACCTATCACTGAAATTTTTGACCCATTTGGGATTGGATCAGGTGCAGTGACTAGATCTATTATGATTGGGGATCCTCAATATCCCGATTGTAAATTTAGTAAAACTTTTATAACCTACGAGAATGAAGAGGACTTTGAAGAACCAGACCTGACTATCTGTTCCCCAGAATCTTCAGGTGGTTTCGGTAGAAGATATAATGCTGAGGGAGTTGACGTTGGACCATGGGATCCGACTGTATATGCTAACTTTGGTGATAGTCCTATAAAAGTAGAACTTCAGAGATATCAAGACTTCTTATTGTCATTGCAGGGTGGTCAAAAGATTAATATATCTGATAATATAATTCGTAATTGGTGGACAACAAGAAGATTTAGACCTCTTAGGGTTATATCTGCCAATAAAAGATCCAGAGTTGTTCATGAAGTAGATTACCCCGCGTGGAGTGAATTTATGAATCGCAATGCGGTTTCTCCAGTTCCTCCATCCAATGTCCCTGGAAGTGATTTTGCAGGTATAGAATATACAATGGAGTGGGAAGAAAACTTTCCTTATGATGGTACATATATTTTTAGATATCTTGCAGATAATATTGGTTCACTGTATCTTGACAATGAACTTCTAGGTAGCACTAAAAGATTCAAGGGTAATCCAGATAAAATCAAAAAAATTGTCAAAGCAGGTATTCATAAGATTAGATTTGATCTTGAGAATATTCCCATCTATGAAAAAGTTAAAACTCAACTTGACAAAGGTGGTTGTCCTACTTTAATTGATTTTAAGATAACCACCGATGCTCAATTCGCAAACGGAATTAAAATTCCTGGTTTGAATATTGATTTTTCTAAGCGGTTTAAGGGAGAACAGTTAAATGAGTCCTTCCAGCGTGAGGTTGCACTTGGAAGAGAATATGATGTCGAAGTTACGAGTCCTCAAAGTAAGAATATCAGATTAAGAACTAGAGGTGAATCTGTTTTACAATTAGAGGAACTTGATGATAATGATTGGCAAGACTTAGTTTGTTCTGTTAGTTGTGGTAGATTTATCAAAATTAATGGGAATAAATGCAAGCTTATTTTTGATGCACCACCTTCTCAAAGTAATTCAAGTAAATCGATTGAGGGTTCTGAAACTGCGGTTGTATTTGATACAATATCTTTTCAAAATAAAGCAGATAGAAAACTTTGGAGAATTGATCCAACAGCAGGAAGAGACGGGGACTTTATTAACAAGTATGGTATCCTCCCATTCAATCCAACAGGAGATGTTGCTAAAAAAGAAGATAAGGAAGGAGTTCACATTATCAGATGGGAATACGTAGACTTCCCCGTTAGTGGCAACTATACCATTGAAACTATGGTTGATGATGATGTCAATATCTTCATTGGTAACCGTTCTGGTGGTGGTAGAGCACACATAGATAATGGACTGAGAGATATAAATGATGGTGGAGATGAGGTCATTATAAGAAAGAAAGGATTTCTTCCAGGAACTAGTATAGGAACTGGTAAGGATGTTCAAACTAGATACTTTGAAGCAGGTAAATATAGAATTCGTGCAGAACTATTTCAACTTAGGGGATCACCGATAGCAGGAGGAAATCCTATGGCTCTTGCCATAAGGATTAAAACAACTTTTAGAGAAAAATCAATCATCTCTGCAAAATCTTGGAATGAAAATCCAATGGGTATTGCATTATCAATTGATGCTCCAATGCCACCTGTTCCACAAGAACCTAAACCAGTTCAAGAGGGTCGTTGTCCTAATAATCCAATATGGACTACAAGATTTCCTGGATCTTCACAAACTTGGTATCCTGTAACTCACCCCGCATGGAGTCCATTTACAAATAGGTTTGCAACATCACCGGTTCCTCCACTAGGGACACCAGGATCTGATAATGGTGGACAGGTATTCAGAACAACGTGGGTTATTGAAGCACCATATGATGGGTTCTATGGGATGAAGGGAACTGTTGATAATAGTGGTAGAATTCTTATTGATGACAATGAAATTTTAAGGGGAGGATATTTTGCTGGAGCATCCTTCAGTGGACAAAGAACTCTTGAAAATTTTAGATCAGAGACCCCACAAGTAGTTAAGTTTCCCCTTTCAGAAGGAAAGCACACCATCACAGTAGAGGTAGAAAATCAAAAAACGGATACATTCAAAACAGTCAATAAGAAAATTTTTAGCACTGCAGATTGGACTGCACCTACTAAAGTAGCAAGAAGAATTGACGAAGTTGAGTTTAGAATCACATCAGATGCACAGTTTGCAAATGGAATTGAACTTGTTGGTGAGTTTAAATATGAAAAATCTTGGGGAAAAACACAACTTAATGAAAGAGTTGTTAAATCACTAGAAGTTGGAAAAGTTTATGATGTAACTTTTACCAGTAACCCTGGAACTAGGAAAGGTGAGATTAGATTAAGAGGTGCTGGTCAAAATGTAGTTCAAATGGAAGACTATGATGACTTTGATTGGTCAGATATTGTTTGCACTGCATCAAAAGGAAGATTTTATGATTTCCAAGGGGGCAAATCTACAGGAAGATGTAAATATATTATTGAGGGTCCTTCCTCAGTTTCAGGTGGAACTAGTAGTGGCACTGCAAAAGATGGTGTAACATACGAAGGACCACGTATCACAAGTTATAGGAAAGGATTTCTCTCTCCGGTGTTTTCAGAATTGTTTGCACCTACGGAGGAGATTCAAGGAAAAACTTGGGTTATGAAGTGGTACAATGTAGACTTCCCAAAATCTGGCAGATATAATATAGTGGCAGAAGTTGATGACTCCGTTGATATTTTCATTGATGGAGAAAGCATAGGAAGAGCAACACTATCTAAAGGAAATAGGAGGGACATTGTAAATAGCATAGACTTTACTGCAACAAAAGGGAAGAGAACTGTTGAATTAAGACTTAACAATCTTCGTTTTCCTAACACATCTTTCCAACAAAATCCAACTGTTCTTAAATTAGAAATCACAACACCTGTAGATGTCTCAACAGGAATTAGCAAACCATGGAGTGAGAACCCGGTCGGCGTATCAGCAATTCTAATTCCCCC